CTGAAGTTTCTGATTTAAAAATTGGTGACATAATAGGTTCTTTAATTGTTAAAGCTAAAAAAGCTTTTGATTTAGGACCAGTTATTAGTTTGTCAGTTGATATAGCAGAAACGTACATGTTAAAAGCAGGTACAGAAAATAACCCAATGCCTGCGTTATCACATAATAAAACTCCTATGCCACCAAGACCAAGAGTTCCTAAAAAACCACCAACACCCGCAGCAAGAGTAGGTGGACCTGAAAAAGAAAACTTAGGTAGAGGAAGAGTTGCAATGAAGGCAGGTAAAAAAGTACCAATGTATAAGGCAGGTAGTAAAATACCAATGTATCAAGACTTGGTTAAAAAGAAATATGGCGGAAAAGTGTAAATGGCTACAAGTGGGTCAGCTACATTTAATCCAGATTTTACAGAACTAGCAGAAGAAGCCTATGATATGGCTGGAGTAGAAATGCGTTCTGGGTATCATTTAAGGAGTGCTAGACGCTCCTTAAATACCATGTTTCTTGAATGGGCAAATCGTGGTATTAACTTATGGACAGTTGAAAGTGGAACACAAACGCTTACTGCTGGAACAGGTAGTTATACTATGCCAGCCGATACTATTGATTTAATTGAATATTTTATTAGAACAGATTCTGGTAATACAAGCACACAAAGCGATTCACGTTTGAATCGTATTTCTGTGTCTACTTATGCAGCAATTCCTAATAAATTATCTCAAGGCTTGCCTATTCAAATATACATAGATAGACAACAAGCAGCTCCAGTTGTGCATTTATATCCTGTTCCAGATAGTGCGGAAACTTACACATTGTTTTATTACAGGATTGCTAGAATTGAAGACGTAGGTGCTCCAGCATCTAACACTTTAGATTTACCAGCAAGATTTTTGCCCTGTGCTACTGCTGGTTTAGCTTATTACTTATCAATTAAACACGCAGAACAACCTGAAAGAGTTATTGCATTAAAAGGACTATATGAAGAACAATGGAGATTTGCAGCAGAAGAAGATAGAGAAAAATCATCTGTTCGTTTTGTTCCTTTTATTGGGCAAAATTAATGAGTAATTTTGCTTCAGGCAAAAAAGCTATAGCATATTGTGATCGTTGTAGTTTTGAATATCCTTATAACGAATTAAAGTTTGAAATATATGATCAAAAACGAACTGGGTATAGAGTTTGCAATGAATGTCTGGATGTTGATCAACCGCAATTACAATTAGGTAAATATGCTAAAGATGATCCACAAGCATTACGCAATCCTAGACCTGATAAAAGTTTAGCAGCAAGTAGAAGACTTTCAGCATTTGATCCAATAGGAGGAGGAATGACTGAATTTGGTTCTTCTACAGTTGGCTTAGATATGTTTGGAAAAATAGGAAATTTAACAGTAACAACGAGTTAATTATGACTTATTCAGAATTAAAAACAGCTATACAAGATTATTTACAAAATTCAGAAACAACTTTTGTAAATGATTTACCTACAATAATTAAACAAGCTGAAGAAAGAATATTAAAATTAGTTCGTTTGCCTGTATTTAGAAAAAATGTACAAGGTAATTTGACGGATGGTAATCAATATCTTACAACTCCAACTGATTTTATGGACACTTTTTCTTTAGCAACTATAAGTTCAAATACTTACAATTATTTAATAAGAACAGATGTAAGTTTTATAAGAGAAGCTTATCCTACAACTACAACAAAAGGAGAGCCTAAACATTATGCTCTTTTTGACAACAACACTTATATTATTGGACCAACTCCAAACGCTGATTTTAACGTTGAATTGCATTATTTTTATCGTCCTACTTCTATAACAGCAGGATCAGATAGCGGTACAACTTGGTTGTCTACTAATGCTATTAATGTTTTATTATATGGGTCTTTATTGGAAGGCTATACTTACATGAAGGGAGATGCCGACCTAATGAATCTTTATAAAACAAGATACGATGAAGCTTTGGCAAGATTAAAGATTTTAGCAGAAGGCAGAAATACTACCGACAGTTATAGAGAAGGAACATATAAAATTCAACAAACTTAAACATTAAGGAGCAGATAATGTTAAAAAAACCAATAAAAGCCTTAAAAGGTAAAAATATAGCTATTGTAGCTATGGGAGAAAGTCAATTAGATTTTCATATAGCAAGAACACACAGTCAAGAATTTGATGAAGTATGGGCTATTAATGCAATGGCAGGAATTATTCCTAATCCAGATAGGGTATTTGCAATGGACCCAATGAGCAGATTTTTTGATACTGAAGATGCAGGTGGTCAAACTAAGTTAATGAGAAAAACATTGTCTACAATTAATTGTCCTGTTTATTCTGTTGAATTAGATAAAAGAACACCGTCTGTAGAGCTTTATCCAATAGAAGCTATTATTCAAGACACAGAATGCGGATATTTAAATAATACAGTAGCTTACGCAATAGCTTTTGCGTATTGGAATAAAGTTGGTTCTATAAGCATGTTTGGAGCTGATTTTACTTATAAAAAATTAGTTTATTTTGCTGAAATGGGAAGAGCTTGTTGTGAATTTTGGTTAGCTAAATGTATGGAACAAAAAATAGAAGTATCAATAGCATTGAGGTCTAATTTATTAGATGCTAATGTAGAAACTAAAGATAAACTGTATGGCTATCATCGTTTAAATGATCCTGTAGTAAGTTACGTTGAAAATAATAAAATGAAAGTTTGCAAATATTCAGAAGTAATAAAACAACAAATGGTTCCTTATGGAATTTCAGGACGAGAAGACCCAGAAACTAACTTTAATGATTTAGTAGAACCAAATAAACCATAATGAATACAGACCCATTTGAAAGTTCTTTAGGAACATTAGGTGTAACCACTACAAATAATCGTGGACATACAGTAGAAGAAGTTGCTTCTATGGCAACTGAAAGATTAGTATCAATAAGTGATACCGCACCAGAACCTATAAAATCACAAGCTCATTTATTTAAAGATGCTACACAAAAAGTAATTTCTTATTACATGAATGAAGCTGTAAAAAATCATATTTGTACAATATGCAATCAATTAGAAAAACAAGGTCATAAAGACCTAGCAAATATTATAAGGAGACTATAATGGCAATAACACAAGCAATGTGCACAACTTTTAAAAAAGAACTTTTACAAGCAAAGCACAATTTTTCAACAGGTGGCAATACCTTTAAATTAGCTTTATATACAAGTAGTGCAACAATGAGTGCAGCTACTACTGCATATACAACAACTAATGAAGCTAGTGGAACTAACTACACAGCTAAAGGCGGAACTTTAACTAAAGTAGAACCAACAAATAGTGGAACTACAGCAATAACAGATTTTGCTGATTTAACTTTTGGAACGGCAACTATAACTGCTAGAGGTTGTATGATTTTTAACGATACTCAATCAGGCGATCCAGCAGTAGCAGTATTTGATTTTGGTGCAGATAAAACATCTACAGCAGGATCATTTACAATTACGTTTCCTACGGCTGATGCAAGTAATGCGGTGATAAGAATAGCTTAATAAAGTAATTCAATATGGCAGTCGGGTGGGGTAGAAGTACATGGGGTGCAGGTCCTTGGGGTCAGCCTGCAGCAGTTAATGTAACTGTAAATCTTACGGGGCTTGCAGGAACTTCTGCGTTAGGCACAGAAACTGTAACAGGTGTTGCTAATGTTTATCCCACTAATGTAGTAGGAACTACTGCATTAGGTAATGAAACTGTAAATGCAGTAGCCAATGTTTATCCTACAAATGTAATAGGAACTACTGCATTAGGAAATGAGTCTGTTTCTGGTGATGCAAATGTAACAGAAACTGGTTTAGCAGGAACAGGTGCAGTTGGAACTGTTATTGCTGCTGGTTTTGCAATTACTGGTGTTAGCGGTACTGCATCTACTATTGGTCTTGGTGATGAAACTGTAACAGGTGATGCCAATGTTTATCCTACAAATGTAGTAGGAACAACAGCTTTAGGCAGTATAAGCCTAGTAACTGTAAATATAATTGCAGTTACAATGGATGCAGCGACAAGTGCATTAGGTGCTGAAACTGTAACAGGTAATTCTAATGTTTATCCAACTACAGTTACAGGAACAGGTGCAATAAGTGGATTAAATGTTTGGGGAAAAATAATTCCTAATCAAACACCTAATTATTCAACAATTTCTACAACTCAAACTCCTAATTGGAGTGAAGTTGCATAATAATATATAATTTTTACAAGAGGAAAATAGATGGCTAGTACATACGTTAATAACCTAAGACTCAACGAAATGGCTACTGGTGACGGTAGTGGAACTTGGGGCACAACAACAAATACAAATTTAACACTTATTGGAGAAGCCTTTGGGTACGCTACTTTAGCAGTTGCTAATGCTTCAACAGCTACATTGACTATACCTGATGGAACAGAAACAAGTAGTGAGCCAAGAAGAATGTATCTTAAACTCACGGGTGGTGGGCAAGCGTGTACTGTTACACTAGCACCTAATACAGCGTCTAAAATTTGGATAATAGATAATGTTACAAGTTATACACTTACCTTTACGCAAGGTAGTGGGGCTAACGTAGCAATCTTAGCAGGTGAAACAAAAATGATAGCCACTGACGGAGCTGGTTCTGGTGCTGTAGTTTATGACGTATTAACGGATGTAAACTTAGCAGGAACAACTAAAACCGCAGCATTAACGAATGCTGGTGCGTTATCCAACCAAGGAACAGTAACAGTAGGCGTAGACGATACGGGTTATGACGTTAAATTCTTCGGAGCAACATCTGGAGCGTACATGCTCTGGGATGAATCCGCAGATGATTTAATGTTAGTAGGAGCAGCAGGACTTTCTGTTGCTGGCGATATTTCAACACCATCAGCAGGAACAAGTAACTTCAGAGCAGGTGTCAACGCAGGTAACAGTATTGAAAGTGGTGGTAACTACAACGTAACAGTTGGCGATGAAGCAGGTACTGCGATTACTACTGGTGATAATAATACAGCCATTGGTTTTTCAGCTTTAACAGCTAACACTACAGGTTCAAGTAATACAGCAGTTGGAGAAGAGACTTTAAAAACAAACACTACAGGTGTACAAAACGTAGCACTTGGTGTAAATGCTTTAAATGATGCTGTTACTGTAAACAATAATACTGCCATAGGATATAACGCTTTAGCAGTAACTACGATAGGAGACAATACAGCCGTTGGTGCAGAATCTATGGTAGCAACTACCACTGGTACTTATAACACAGCAGTTGGTAAAAGTTCGATGGTAGCTAACACGACTGGTGCAAATAATGTAGCAATGGGTGCTTTTGCTTTAGACGCAAATACTTCAGCAAGTTCTAATACAGCAATAGGACATAATGCAGGAACAGCCGTTACCACAGGTGCTAGTAATACTTATATAGGTGCAGAAGCAGGGGAAGGAAACACCACACACGGTCATAATACAGGTATTGGTTTTAGAGCATTAGAAACAAATCACTCAAGTTCTGATGGGTACAATACAGCACTTGGTTCAGGAGCAGGTCAAACAATCACAGGTTCTTATAATACATTTTTAGGAGCAAGGTCTGGGGATGCAACAACTTCAGGAGATTATACAACTGCTGTAGGTGCTGATGCTTATGGTGCTGTTGGAACAGGGTCTGGTAATACAGCAATCGGTAACAGGGCACTGTATATAAATACTTCAGGAGCAGAAAATGTTGCAGTCGGTAGACGTGCCATGGATGCTGCTACAACTGCCGATGCTAGTGTAGCGATTGGATATGATGCTTTAGGAGCACTTACAACAGCAAATGATAACACAGCAGTAGGACACAGTGCTTTGTTAGCAAACACCACAGCAACGGCTAACACTGCTGTAGGTAAAAGTGCTTTAGCAGCAGCTACCACAGGTAGTTACAACACAGCAATGGGGTATAAAGCAGGAGATACTATTACAACTGGACAGTCTAATACCATAATGGGTTATGAAACTGGGCAGGCTCTTACAGACAGTGAAAGTAATGCTTTCTTTGGTATGCAAGCAGGTTATGCTTCTACGACTTCAGACAACAATACTTTTATAGGTTTTAGAGCAGGATTTACAAACACCACAGCTTCAGGTAATACAGCTGTTGGTACAAGTGCTTTAACAACAAATACCACAGGAGCAAATAATGTAGCAGTTGGTTGGATTGCTTTAACAACAAATTCGACAGGAGGAAATAACACAGCACTTGGTAGAAGTGCTTTAGCATCAAACAGCACAGGAGGAGATAATACAGCCGTTGGTTATCAAGCTTTAAATGCAAACTCGACAGGTGCTGGTAACACAGCCGTTGGATATACTGCTTTAACAACAAATACGACAGCAGCCGACAATACGGCTGTAGGGGATCGGGCTTTAACATTAGTAAGCACTGGATCAAATAACACAGCGATTGGTCATGATGCAGGTGACCTTATTACAACTGGTGCTAATAATACTTGTCTCGGTAATCAGGCAGACCCAACAGGAGCAACTGTCTCTAACGAATTTACTTTAGGTAATGCTAGTGTCAGTTCTTTAAGGTGTGCTGATACTTCTATATCTTCTCTATCAGACAGACGAGACAAAAAAGACATTATAGATTCTTCTTATGGTTTAGAATTTATCAATAAAATTAGACCAGTACAATTTACTTGGGATAGAAGAAATTTAGTTCAAGGAGATTTGGAAAGTATACACAATGGTAAAACTAGAATTGGTTTTATTTCCCAAGAATTACAAGAAGCTATGGAAGACGACAGTAATGAAATATTAGATTTAGTGTACGAAGAAAACCCAGAAAGACTTGAAGTTAAACAAGGAAAGTTAATTCCTGTATTAACTAAAGCACTACAAGAACTTTCTGCAAAAGTGGAAGATTTAGAAAAACAACTTAATAATAAGGAGTAAAAAATGTCACAAACAGTAACAGAAGTCTTAGCAGCAGGTTCAGACAGCGTAACATTAATCAACAGTATTAATACAGACGCTTCAGCAGAACCTTTAGTTGCAGGCATGACACAAGCCGAGATAAATGGAATAGTACAACAAAATGTTGACCATCTTTCAATTATCTTGCTTTATGAACCTGTAGATTCAGATGATAATACCCCAAATGTAAAAGGAGCAGCAGATAGTAAAAAAACTACACACGTTGCAGCCGTTACAACGGGCACGAATTACATAGCAGCAAACGACTAGGAGATAATATGACCGAAGAAGCCGTAGTCTTTATAGACGATAAAGAGATAAAAGTATCTGAGCTGTCCGATCAACAGAAATACTTGCACTCGCAATTACTGGATTTAAAAAACAAAGAAGCAAGTCTTAAATTTCAATTAGACCAAGTAGCTGCCAGTATGTCAGTATTTCAAAATGCTTTTGTTCAAGCTTCTAAAAAAGTCGCTGAAGAAGTTTTAGAAGAATCATCAACAACCGAAGAGGTAAATTAAATGGTATATATAAATATATTTGTATGGATAACCGCTATTGTCGCAATAGCTTCACTTGTGGCTGCTATAACCCCTACTCCAAAAGGAGATAAGTTTTTAGCAAAACTTTATAAAGTTATTGATTTTTTAGCTTTAAACATAGGCAAGGCTAAAGACAAATAATGCAAGAATCTGCTGAATTATTTGAAGTTCGTTTAAAAGGGCATGAAGATTTGTGTTCTTTACGGTACGACAATATTGAGCAAAGATTAGAATCTGGTAATAAACGTTTTGATAAAATAGATAAAATGTTATTAGGTATATACGGAATTATACTCAGTTTTGCTGGATATATTGAATTTATAAAATAATGCGTAATTACAGAAAAGAATACGACAATTATCAAGGAAAACCTAAACAAAAAAAAAATAGAGCAAATAGAAACAAAGCTCGAAGAATTTTAACTAAAGCTAAAAAAGTAAAAAAAGGCGATGGTAAAGATGTTCATCATGTTGATGGTAATCCTAAAAATAGTTCTCGTAGTAATTTAAAAGTTACAAGTAAAACAAAAAATAGATCATTTGCGAGGAATAAAGATGCCACAAAAAAAAGACGGTAGATTAGCAAGAGCAGGAGTATCAGGTTTTAATAAACCTAAAAGAACTCCTAGTCATCCAAAAAAATCTCATATAGTTGTAGCCAAACAAGGCGATAAAATTAAAACTATACGTTTTGGTCAACAAGGTGTTTCTACTGCTGGTAAACCAAAAAAAGGTGAGTCTTCTAAACAAAAAGCTAGACGTAAGTCTTTTAAAGCAAGACATGGCAAAAATATAGCTAAAGGTAAAATGTCAGCAGCTTATTGGGCAAACAAAGTAAAATGGTAATACTATGAAAGGCGTAAAACATTATAAAAAAGATGGAACTGAACACAAAGGCAATTCTCATAAAATGGCTAACGGTACTTTACATACTAATAAAACACACACTAAAACAAGTGTAAAACTTTTTCATTTTAAAGATTTAAGTAAAACAGCAAAGAAAAAAGCTAAAAACAAAAAATAATGGCTATTTCAAGAGCACAAACATCTAAAACTTTAAAAGGTAATAAAAAAAAGAAATCTACAGTTAATAAAGCAGGTAACTATACCAAACCTACCATGCGTAAGAATCTTTTTAATAAGATTAAATCAGGAACTAAAGGTGGTAAAGCAGGTCAATGGAGTGCTCGTAAGGCTCAAATGTTAGCTAAAGAATACAAATCTAAAGGCGGAGGCTATAAGTAGTGGCACTTAAAAAGTCTCAAAAGTCTTTAAAGCGTTGGACTAAACAAAAATGGAGAACTCCTAGTGGTAAAAAATCTTCAGAAACTGGGGAAGTTTATGCTCCTACAGCTACAATAAAAAAACTTAAATCAACTACAAAAGGAAAAAAAAAATTAGCAGCAGCTAATAAAAAGAAAAGAGCAGCTACTAAAAAAGGAAAACAACATGCAAAGCATGGATTGCATAAAGGGAAAAAAAGATAATGTATGAATATTCTTGTAAGGTTAAAAGAGTTGTTGATGGCGATACTGTGGATGTTGTTCTTAACCTTGGTTTTGACATTATGTATAAGTCTCGTATTCGTTTATATGGCATTGATACTCCCGAGTCACGCACTCGTAATTTGGATGAGAAGGCTAGAGGAAAAATGGCTGGGGCTTTCTTAAAAAATGCAATAGATACTGGTAAAAAAGTAGTTATACAAACTAAATTAAAAGATTCTAGAGGTAAATTTGGCAGAGTTTTAGGTAATATAATTGTTGATGGAATAAATATTAATCAGTTAATGATAGATAATTATCATGCAGCAGCTTACTTTGGACAAAGCAAAGAAGATATCGAAGCAATACATGATGCAAATAGAACAAAATTAATAGAATTAGGATTGTTTAAACCTGTTTAATAAAGGAGAAAAAAATGAATGATGGTTCAGGTAGATTTGGTGGAGACATGGACAGAAATGAGGTTGAAATTGACCTCAGTAAGTTTATGGCTTTGTTGCAAGAACAATCTACTTTAAAAGACAGAATAAGGGAATTAGAAGATGAAGGAACTAAAAATCCGCATCAAAAGTGGATATTTTTGGCACAAGCTGTAGACAGTTGGCGTATATTTCCAAGAGCTTTTTTAAGCGTTTATATGTACTTACTGTACTTTACTACCTTTTGGTTCATGGATTTAGAATCACCCAGTTTTGAGCAATCAGGATTAATTTCTATTGTGGTAGGTGCAGGTGCAGCGTGGTTTGGTCTATACGCAGGTACTTCAGGGTCAAGTAAGTCTTTTAAAGGCGAAGATAAATAATGAAAAAAAAAATAACTTTTACAGCGGTTTTGCTTTTTATAGGGTTTTTAGGGGCAGCAGATAATGAACCTGAAAACCCAGATTGTACTGCTGGAACTCAATATTGTGAGCAAAATTCGTTAGACACAACTAACAACACCACAACCAGCAATACTAACGTTAATACGAATACTAATACAAACACCAATACCAATACCACAACGACTACCAGTACAGCAAATAACACGAATGCCAATACTAATGTCAACACTAACACGACAACGACAACAGCAACAAATACAAATGCCAACACTAACGTCAACACGAATACCAGTAATAACACTAACGTAAACACCAGTTCCGCAACCAATACAAACAACAATACTTCGACTGCTACTAATACGAACACGAATAATTCAACAGCGACTAATACTAATGTAAATACCAACACCAGTAACAGTACAGTCAACAGTACAGTAGATTCTAATAGTACGAGTACAACAAATAATACGAATAACAACACCAGTACCAGTACGAATAACAACACTAATACGAATAACAACACCAGCACTTCGGACAATACTAATACCAATACCAATACTAATGTGAATCAATCTACAAGTGATTCAAAGGTAGAAACGGATAACACGAACACGAATAACAACAACAGCGTTAGCGACAATACCAATAGGAACATCAATGAATCCAATACCACACAAACAATTAAGCAGGAAATAGAAACTAAAGCTCCACCAGCTTCTGCAATCGCACCAAGTATTATGTCTTATTCACAAGACTTATGTACCGTAGGGCGGTCAGGAGCATTTCAAGGACAAGTGTTTGGTATATCTGGTGGCAGAACAGTTACAGATCAAAATTGTGAAAGGTTAAAGTTAAGTAAATATATCTATGATATGGGTATGAAAGTTGCAGCAGTTTCTGTGCTTTGCCAAGACAAAAGAGTGTTTCAAGCAATGGAAATGGCAGGCACTCCCTGCCCTTACATGGGTAAAATAGGCAAAGAGGCTGCAAATGGTTGGAAATCTAATCCTTCCAAAAGACCAGACGCTAAAGAATACAAATCTGACTGGATTAAACAATGTAAAAAAGGACTAAACCCTAATGATACAAACTACAACAAAGATGTTGTAAGTGGAGTAAGAAAAGTTTTAACGAAAAGCACTAAGACCACAAAGCAATGTAAAAAAGAATGGAATAATGTGGGCTAAAAAACCAGACCCAGAATATAAAGCAGAATGGTTTGTTGTATTAAGTATGGTAATTTTAGGAATTACAGTTTTATTTTTATCTTTTAATGCCAAAGCCGATTACATTTATGAAGCTAACCAATCTTTATACGATTTACAAACTAACACAACAGGTTCAACAGGATTAGGTTCAAATGACGATGCAGTATCTGGAGCATTTAATATAGGGTTTACTTTTGATTTTTATGGACAGCCCTTTACTCAAGCTAGAATGGCAACTAATGGTTGTCTGCACTTTAAAACAAGTGGTGCTTACTGCAATGACTACACACCAGACCCATTACCAGAAGTAACCTACACTCTTTACCCTTTTTGGACCGATCTAATAAAAGATAATGGTTCAGCTATGAGAGCCAAAGCCTTTGATGATTATACTATTTTTGGTTGGTATAACATGAGGGAGTACAATCGTGCTAATTCCGATAACAGTTTTGAAGTCTGGTTATACCCTAATAATACTTATGAGTTTCGCTATGGCGAACTTGAGATCATTAACCATGATGTTTTAATAGGAGAACAAGGTAGTGCCTCACAAACTTATACATATCTTTTTCACGATGAATGTAGCACAGGCACAACTAACGTAGCAGGTACATGTGTTAACACTAATTGGAATAATACAGCCAGCAATACTTTACTTGAAGGTGGTGGTTCTTTATACGGTGATGGCACTAATCAAGCATTATGTGCAACTACTCCTTTGACTTCAGTTAACTGTTCTGGTTATGCAGCAGCTTATCTGGCTCAACAATGTGCATTAAATTCTTTATATGATGAGGATTGTACTGGTTATACAGCAGCTTTTTTAACGCAACAATGTAATATAACTCAGCTTTACAGTCAGGAGTGTCCTTCTTATTGGAGTGCTTATGATGATCAACAATGCGAAGATGATCCTCAATACTCCCCCTCTTGTGCAGGTTACACACAAGAAGCCTCTGTTGCTTATTATGTAGAAGAGACAGACTATGGATATACCCAAGATGATATGTGGTATGACGAAGAATACAATGAGTGGTTAAACTCAGATGATCCTTGTTACGAAAATAACTGCATAGACTTTACCGATGCAGATTGGTACGCACTTGACATAGAGCAGTTTGGTCAAGAACAAGTAGATGAATGGTACGGAAACGATGTAGAGTTTTCTAATGATGGTTTCATTGAATACGGAACTGTGAATGAAGAAGACTATTGGACAGCCATTGACGATGGTATGGATGTATATGATTTAGAACAAGAAACAACATGGGCAGAAGAAGAACTTTATTTAGTTTCTTACGATGAAATTGAATACGATCCTTTGCCTTTTGATACCAGTGAAGAACTTATAGAAGATTTTATTCTCCATGAAACTGTATTGGTAGAGGACTACGAGGATTTAGATACTTACATAGAATTTGAAAGCGTTGAAGAACTTGATGAATGGTACGAAGAAGAACTGGAACAAATAGAGGAAGAAAGAATAGAAGAAGAATTACTGGCTGAAGAAGAAACTATAGAAGAAGTAGAAGAAGTATTAGAAGAAGAAATATTTGAAGAAGAAGTGGTAGAAGAACTTTTTGAAGAAATAGAAGAAGAAAGATTAGCTGAAGCAGAAGAAGAGATATTAGAAGAAAGAGAAGAAAGAAGTGGTGGAATCACTGCTACTCAACTAAGCGTAGTAGCCAGCACTATTCAAACAGCTACTAATAGTGTTTCAGGTACTACGGCTCGTACATCGACTCGTGGATCAAGTTGGGGCACTAGCGCAGGTGGATCAAATAGCACAACCACTAGCGGAAGTTCTGTTGTTAGCAGTACCGCAGGTAATACAACCACAACAGCAGTAGCCAGTGCAGCTTCAGGGGGTGGATTTTCTACCAGCAGTTCTCCTAGTATTTCAGATCAAATACAAACGGCACAAGTTCAAACCAATACAGTTTTAAGTTTAAGTCAGGATATGAGTTCAACTAGCGGAACAGGCGGAAGCACTCAGACAGTAAGTAATGTGACTACAGTAATAACTCCTATGCCAATATTTGATTCAACTCCACAAGTAGTTATGGCAGATGTGCAAGTAACCGATATGCAAGGTGAAATTGATACTGCTGTCGGAGGTGTAATGACCGCATCGGAAGCAGATCAAATAGCAGATCAAATAATTGCTGATAATATAAAAGAACAACAAGAAGCAGGACAAACTACCCAAGAAGAAACAGGAGAATACGGAGATCAGTCTACTTTAGTAGCTTTTATGGGTTATGTTTCAGGTTTTGATGCTTATAAAGAAGTACAAATTCCACAACAAAAAACTTGGTATGAGCCAAAGGCAATCTATGAAGATGTCACAATTTCAGATAATATAGAAGCGTTTTATGGATTAGCAAGAACAAACATTAATACAATGCAAAGTTTAATTAATCAACAACCTAATTTATAGGAGAAAAATATGGAATGGTTTAAATCAAAAGCAGGGCAATTAATAGCTTTAGCAACTATTGTAAGCACTCTAGCAGGATTTGGTTATGCAGGTGCAGGTTATGTTAATAGACTGGAAAACTTGGAAAAGAAAATAGGCGGTTTAGGTGAAACGGAAGATGCTCAACAAGTTATAGAACAAAGGTTTGCAACTATTGAAACCGCAGTAGAGTATTTAGAAAAAGAAATTGATGGTATAGAGATTCCTGATAACAACGATAAACTTTCTAATATGAAAGCATCTATTGCTAGTTTAACTAACGACGTAGAAAGAATACTCGCTGATATTGAAAAGTTAGAAAATAACAATAAAAATCCTTTAGCAAATTAACCATGAAAATAGGTTTAATAATGGGTGGACTATTACTTGCTACCATAGCAAGTTCAGCTTGGTATATTGATAGATTACAAGATAATATAGGTACGTTAAAAGGCAATCAACTTGTCTTAGAAACCAAAATTCAAGAACAAAATGAAGCTATTGAAACTGCTTTAAACAACCAAAAAAAAGCACAAACTCTTATGGCTTCTTTAGAAAAAGAAAAACAAGAAGCGATGCGTAATGTTAATAAATTAAGAAAAACATTTGCTAAACATGACCTAGATGAATTGACGTTAGCAAAACCAGAACTTATGCAAGGCAAAATAAATAGGGCTTCTAAACGAGTTTTAGAAAACTTAGAAAAATTAACCGACCCAAATCAATTTGATGAAAAAGATAATACTAATAGTTAGCGTAGCTTTAATAGCTTCAGGCTGTTCTCTAATGGGAGATAAGGTTAAGCCTGTTTCTGTTACCACTATTGCTAAACAACAACCGATGTACCATCCACCTTTGCCAATGGAAGTACAAATGGACCCTGTAGATTGGGAAATACTTACGCCAGACAGTATGCAGTTATATTTAGACAATTTAGAAAAAAATGAAGCACCAAGAAGGGCATTTTATACACTGTCCAGCAAAGAATACGAACATTTAAGTATGGACATGGCAGATATCACTAGATACATCACAGAAATACTGGGAATAGTTAAATTTTATCGAAATTATGATAAAGAAGAAGAAAAAGAAGAATAGCCGACCCCTATTAATTTAGAGCAAGTCTGCTCCTGTTCTTTTTTAGTAGGGGAAGGTTTAATCAATATATAATAATATGATGGATAGAAATAAATTAATTCAAGAACTTATTCTTGACGAAGGATATAAAAAAGAAACTTATGAAGATCATCTTGGATATCTTACATTAGGCGTTGGTCATTTAGTTTTAGATAGTGATCCTGAAATTAATCAACCAATAGGAACACCTGTTTCTGAAGAAAGAATTAAAAGTTGTTTAAATAATGATATAGATATAGTTTGTAATGAATTAGATCGTAATTTGCATTGGTGGAAAGGTTTAAATGACAATAAACAACGAGTAATGGTAAATATGTGTTTTAACTTAGGTTATCCAAGATTAAGTAAATTTAAAAAATTTCTTGCTGCTATGGAAGATAATGATTTTGAAACAGCTGCAAAAGAAATGATGGATAGCAAATGGGCTACACAAGTAGGTGATAGAGCTGAAAGATTAAAACAACGAGTTTTAGAAAACTAATGTTAAAAAAATATGTATTTAAACCGGGAATAAATAAAGAAGGAACTTCTTATGCAGAAGAAGGTGGTTGGTTTAATTCTGATAAAATTAGATTTCGTAGTGGCAGACCTGAAAAAATAGGTGGTTGGCAAAAAAATACAAATAATACTTTTTTAGGAACGTGCAGAAATATGCACTCTTGGAGAGATAAAGAACAAACAGATTACATAGGTTTAGGTACGCATTTAAAATTGTATGTAAAAGAAGGAGATTCTTTTTATGATGTAACTCCGATTAGAGCTACTACTACTAACGGCATTACTTTTGCAGCTACAGATGGTTCTTCTACAATAACAGCTACGGATTCTAGTCACGGAGCTATTATTGGTGATTTTGTAACAATTTCAGGAGCAGCAACTTTAGGTGGTTTAATAACGGCTGCTGTTTTAAATCAAGAATATGAAATAGTAACAACTCCTTCTGTAAATACATATACGTTTACGGCTAAAGATACAGACGGAAATACCGTTACTGCAAATTCAAGTGATTCGGGAAATGGAGGTTCAGGAGTAGACGGAGCATATCAAATAAATGTAGGTCTTGATACTTATGTAAAGTCAACAGGTTGGGGTGTTGAAACATGGGGAGCAGGCACTTTTGGTTCTGCTTCTAATATTGATAGTACAAGTCAGTTAAGAAATTGGTCACAAGATAATTTTGGTGATGATTTAGTTGGTTGCATAAGGTTAGGTGGTATTTTTTATTGGGATGAATCAGGAGGAACAAGTTCTAGGGCAGTAGCATTTTCAGATTTAACAAATGCAAGTGGTGCTCCCGTAACTGCTTTGCAAATAATGGTATCTGAAATAGATAGACACATTATATGTTTTGGTGCAAATCCAATAGGTTCAACAACACTTGATCCTTTATTTGTTAGATGGTCAGATCAAGAAAGTTCTATTGATTGGACACCAAGTTCTATTAATACAGCAGGAGGGCAAAGATTATCGTCTGGTTCAACTATAATAGGAGCATTGCAAACTAGACAAGAAATACTTATATGGACTGATAAAAACATACAAAGTATGCGTTACAGTGGAGCACCTTTTATATTTACATTTAGTGAAATTGCTCAAGGTCCATCTATGATTTCTCCTAATGCTGCTATAAATGCAGATAATAAAGTTTTTTTTATGGATAGGGGTAGTTTTTACGTTTATACCGGAAGTGTTAGTACGTTACCTTGTGCGGTACAAGATTATATATTTTCAGATATAAATTTAGGACAATCTTACAAAGTATTTGGAACATCAAATGTAGATAAAAATGAAATAATTTGGTTTTATCCTTCTGCCAACTCTAATGAAATAGATCGTTATGTAATTTTTAATTATTTAGAAAATCTTTGGAGTATTGGAACTAATACAGATTCATTTACAAGAACAGCATGGATAGAAGCACCTTCTTTAGATAATCCAGTAGCTACAGAAAAAACTACAGGTAGTAATATTAATTACTTATATGATCAAGAAATAGGAAATGATGCTGATGGCAGTGCCATGACAGCATTTATAGAAACATCTGATTTTGATTTAGAACCAGATGGAGAAAACTTTATGTTTTTATCAAGAATAATACCTGATTTAAAATTTAAAAATTCTACTAGCACGGATGATACGTTATCTGTTTCTGTTAAAGGTGTAAATTTTCCATTAGATACTCCAACTACTTTAACAACAAGCAGTGTTAATTCATCTACACAACAAGCTTTTATAAGAGCAAGAACAAGACAAGCTATACTTAGATTTGAAAGTACAGGTACTGGTTACGGATGGAGACTAGGTTCTTTTAGAATAGATATGAGACCAGACGGAAAAAGATAATGAGTCAAAAAACCACAGCACCTTTGCCATTAGCACCTCTTGAATATAATTTTTCAAATGAATCATTAACAAGACAACAAATAGAACAAGCTATTCAATCTACTGAAGATGCTTTAACTTTATTAAAAGCAATGCAAGAAAGCGTTACAAGTAAATCCATTAGAAGACATCAATTTTTATTAATGGGAGTTGGTCAGTGAGCGATAATTTAAAAGTATTAGGTCAAGTAGACCCTGCTGCAACTACAGTTACTGTGCTTTATACAGTACCAGATATGACACAAACAACGGTTAGTTCTATTGTGGCAGCAAATCGCACAGGTTCTGCTATTACTTTTAGACTAAGTGTTCATGTGGCTGGTGCTGGAGCTGACGATAAACAATATTTATATTACGACAAATCAGTTGCAGCTAATGATTCCTTAACAATAGTAATAGGTATAACATTAAATCAAACAGATGTTGTTAAAGTTTACACAAGTGCAGTGGATATGAGTTTTAATATGTTTGGATGCGAAACAAAAGAGGAAAGATAAAATGGATGCTAGAAAACAAGCACAAGAATTAGCAAGTATGGGTCGCTATGGCGATACCATGCTTATGCACGTTAATCCTAAAGAAGTAGAAGGATTAGCGTCTATTATGCCTATAACCATTAATCCTGAAACTGGGCAACCAGAAGCGTTTATAGGAGCTATATTAGGCAGTTTGTTAGGTGGTGCTTTTCTTCCCGGACTTGCAGGTGGTACATGGTTAACTGCTGCTGGAGGAGCTGCAATAGGTTCTGGTTTAGGAACTTGGGCAGAAACAGGAGATTTAGAAAAAGGCATAGCATCAGCCGTATTAGGATATGGTGTTGGTAATATTATGGGAGATGTTGCTGGTTCTGGACTTGAAGCAGCAGGTGTTGACGCAGGTAAAGATATAGCTATATCTAATGTAGGAAATTTAGCATCAGAACAAGCTGTATTACAAGCACAATTAGCAGCACAAACACAAGGTACAGTTTTAACTCCTGAATTAGCTAAACAAATAGGAGAAAATGCAAGTAAACAAGCAATACAACAAGGTTTAAATCCTTCTCAATTAGCAAATATTAATGCAGACGCAGCAAAATTTGCTGAAGCAGGTTACGGCAACATGACAGGCGGAGAAAGATTATCAAATATGGGTAGTAATCTTTTTTCTACTGATACATTAGATTCAATATCAAGCAATTATCTTCCTATAGCTGTAGGTGGAGGTTCTTTAGCAGCACAAAATGCTCAAGATCAATATCTTGAAGACATGGAACAATACAGATTAGATAAAGAAAAAAGAAGAAAAGAATTACTTGCTAATAATCCTGAACAAATACACAGAAGAAATCCTTATTATTCTATATATAACAGCAATACAGGTGGTCAAATACCTTCATACGCAAACGGAGAAACTATTGCTGGAATAGGTCCAGAAGGACAATTTACACCTTCTAATACTTATATGCCGGGCATAGATTCAGAATTTAATTATTTTCCAAATAGAGTAATACCTTCTTCTGCTATAAGTGCTGCACAAGCAGCAGCAAAAGAAGCAGAAATGGCTGTTATGCCTAATCCTAGAGCCAGTGTATATCAACCAATGGTATTGCCAAATTATGAAGACCCAGCAGCAGGAAGTGTTTTACAAAGAGTTAATCAAGCCAGAGCAGCAGGATTACCTGCTACTACACAATTACTTAGTCCTTTTCGTAATGTAGGATTAGAAGGTGTTACACAAGCTGCAAATCCTATAGCATATGATACAACTGGAACTACTACTAATACTGATGAAGTTTATGATGTTGGTGGCGGAAAAACTAATGACACGGATGATGATTTAACCAATAATTCAGGAAGCACAGTAACAGATAATAACGATGGCACATCAACTGTAACTTTTAAAGACGGAACAACTACAGAAGTAGCTAATAATCCTTATACTGAAGCTATTACTGTTACAAGTAATACTGATCCTGTAACTGGAACAGAATTAACAGAAGGTGATGAAGGATATGTTGACCCTGATAGTGATGATTATTCTGAAGCTACTTATGACAAAGGAACAGGCGGTGGTCCAACTGGATTTAATCCTTATTTAGGTGAAGCAGCAACAACATATGAACAAGTAGAAGAAAATAGAGAAACTTTATTAGATTCAGCAACAGAAACTGGAATATATCAAGCTTATAATGCTGCTATAGAAGCAGGTGTTCCTGCTGCCGACATAGTAATACCTACAGTTGAAAATCCTAATCCAGTAATAACAGACGATACTGTTATTGTAGGTTCAAATGGTTATGGAAAACCGGGTTCATTAGAAGATGGTACTTTTGTATATACAAATACCGATCCGCTTAAAGGTATAGTAGACAGTTCTGATAATTTTTATTTGGGTGAAAAAAGAGAAGCAACTGCTGGAATTCTTATTAGTCCAGATGGAACTAGAACAGACATAACTGATTTAAGCACATTTACTAATCCGGGCGATGGTAGTGTAATTGAATTAAATAATGGTTATACCGTTGTTAATGATCCTAATAATGGAGTTACTAATTATGCAACAGTAGGTGTTTTTGCAGAATCTTATGACATGGGAGGTAAATACGAAAGAGACCCTGCTGTATTTGCTCCACAATTTTCTTATAAAACTTTAACAAAAGAGCAAAAAGATGCAGCATTAGATAAATACCAACAAGCGGTAGGTGATGCTATTGCAAGAGGAGATATACCTGCTCCTGAAGATGCACTTTATCCTGAAGGTTATGAAGAATATTTAGCTCAATTAGAAGCAGAAGCAGAAGCAGAAGCAGAAGCAGAAGAAGAAACAGAAGAAGAAACAGAAACAGAAGTAACATCAACTGCTGCACCAGAAACAACAATTCCTAATGTTATTGAAATTCCAGAATCTGCACAATCAGTAATAGATAAATTAGGAGAAACTTTTGTTTCTCCAAAACTACCTTTTTCAATGTCAAGAGCCGAAGGTGGATTAATAGAAATGCAAGCAGGAATGGAAATTCCTTCTGTTGAACAAATACCTCAACAACAAGAATTGCAAGAACAAGTTATAGCTGCTGTATTAGGGCAACATTCCGATCCAGATTCGGTTATACAAGCTTTTATACAACAATTTGGCGTTGATGCTTTTTTACAATTAAGAGATCAAATATTAAAACAACAAGTACCTAATGCTCAAACAGAGGGTATGATACAAGGAGAAGGAGGAGGAATGGATGATTTAGTTATGGGTCAAATAGGAAACCAATCTGCTGTAGCAGTATCGCCCGGTGAATACATAATTCCTGCTGATGTTGTTTCAATGTTAGGTGATGGAAGTAGTGATAATGGTTCCGATAAGCTTGATGATATGCTTTCAAAAGTTAGAATAACTAAAACAGGAACTAAAAATCAAGCTAAACCATTAGGCAATAAAAAGGTAATGTCAATATGAACAATTTAAATACAATGCCTTTAGATGAATCAGATATTAATTACGTTGATATTAAAGAAGAATATCCTGATTACGTTATTAGTTTAATTCCTGTTAATTTACTTTATACAGTTTGGGATGATGCTAAACCTCATTTAGAAAAAGCTGTAAAACGTTCTGGCGGAAGATGGACTGTAGATTATGTGTATGAAGCACTATTAAGAGATGAACAACAACTGTGGGTAACTTTAGATAAAAATAATAAATTATTAGGAGTTGCTACAACACAATTTGTAAGATATCCCGCCAGTTTAATGTGTGCTATTCAGTACATTGGTGGTGATGAATTTAAACACTGGGCTTGGTTGCTCTGCAAAAAACTGGAAGCTTGGGCTAAAGACTCAGGTTGTGACGGTATTGAAGGAACAGCTAGGTTTGGATTTTGGAAATGGTTAAGCAGGTCTAATTGGAAGAAAGCTTATACAATATTTGAAAAGAGGTTCGACAATGAGTAAAGGCGGTGGCGGAGGTGGTGTTAATGAAACCACATCAACAGTAACACAAACTAATCTTCCTGAGTATGCAGAGCCATACATAACAAGATTAATGCAACGAGCAGAAGAAGAATCTCTTGCTCCTTATACAACATATGAAGGACAAAGACTTGCTGCTTTTACTCCTGAACAAGAATTAGCTATGACTGGTAAAGCTGGTTTAGCTATAGCTGGAGACCCAGAACAATTTACTACAGCATCTGGCATAACAGAAAATTTAGCAAGAAATAGAATAATGCGTCCAGATGGAACATTTGGAACAGCTATTGGTTCAGGACAAGCTCTTGCAGATCAAAGATTTAATCAACAAACTGGTGTTGATGTAAGCGGTAATCCTGTGTATGGAAATATAGATGATTACATGAACCCTTACCAACAATCTGTTATTGATATAGCTCAAGACGCAGCCAGAGATCAATCTACAAAAGCTGGTAATCTTATAGCTGGAGAAGCTGCTGCTTCTGGAGGTTTAGGAGGTTATCGTGAAGCCATTATGCAATCAGAAAGAGAAAGTGCTTTAACCAAACAAATAGCTGATATACAAGCTATGGGATCAGCAGAAAATTACGCACAAGCACAAGCTGCTTATAATCAAGACAGAAATGCCAGATTAGGTGCTATTGGAATAGACCAAGCAACTAGACAAGGACAATTAGGTGCTGCTCAACAATTAGGTAATTTAGGACTTGCTGGACAAGAAGCTGAAATACAAAGAATGGATCAATTAGGACAGGCTGGTACTGCTAGACAAGCCATGCAACAACAGATTTATGATTCTGGTTATCAAGAGTTCCAAGATCAATTAGCTTATCCAAGACAAAACATTTCGTTTTATCAACAAGCATTGCGTGGAATGCCAATAACTCCGGGTCAACAAGTGTCTACCTATGCACCGACTCCTTCCGCAGCATCACAAATGTTAGGAATGGGTCTCGGTGGTTTAGGTCTTTATCAAGCAATGGGAGGAATGGGAGGTTAAGTATTGAACGTTCAATACTTAAATAGGACATAACATGAACATACTACAAATAGAAGACGACATAAAATCATTACCCGATCAAAGCTTAATGGATGCTATGCAAACAGGAAGCTTTCCACAGTATTTAGTATTGTCTGAATTAAAACGCAGAAAAGAAATGCGAGATGATTACAGAGGCAAAATGGCAGCTCAAAGTGATCAAGGTACAGTAGCGGATAAAATTATGTCAGAAGCGAGCATGGGGATAAACAATCAAGGAATTGGTAGTATCACCCCCCCTAACATGCAAAGTATGCAAGGAATGCCTCAAAACACCCCTCAATTGCCTCCTCAAGATCAAGGCATAGGACAAATTATGCCTAGCAACATGAAAGGCATGGCAGCAGGTGGAGTTGTAAAAATGTTTCCGGGGCAAACTGTTCCTTATTCAATGTATAATCCTGAAGGAGTTGGACAATTTTATGATTTTTATAAAGAAAGAATGCAACCAACACAAGCTGAATTAGATTATCAAGAATTAATGAGAGCTTATTTTGATCCTGAAGAAGCAAAGAAAAGAAATAAAACAAATCAAGGTCTTAATCTTGTTAGAGCAGGATTGGCAGTAAGCGGTTCTGCTACACCAGAACAATTAAGTAAAAATCTTGATCCAGTAATTGCAAGTGCTCAAACTAATTTAGACGCAAGAAACAAAGAAGGTTTAATGCGAGCTAAGTTTGAAGCAGACATAGGTAAACAAGACAGGGAAAGAGAAACAGGAATAGCTGAACTTGCATACAAATCTGAACAAGCAGAAAGATTAGGTGGTTATTACGATAGAATGGGTGCTAAAGAAGACGCTATAATAGCAATAGGAAAAAATTTAGCTAATGCTGCTCCTGATATATTTGGCGTACAAACAGGTGTAGATGAAAATAATAAACCTTTATATTCAGGTGACGCAAATGTTGCAGCTTTAAGAGAAGCAGGAAAAATTAAAGCTTCTGGACCACTTGGAGCAGCTCGTTTAAGAACAGAGGTAGAAATAAATGAAGGTGCTGATGGTTGGGTTGCAGGACTTGCAGGAAGAAGGTTTGTTGAAAGATTAGAAGATACTGGTATAGACACAGACGAAGCAGAAAAAAGAGCAAAACTTAGATATATACAATTAGCTAAACAAGGAATTTACTTAGATGAAATTGAATTAGCTGGTGGCGGACAAGTACCTGCCTTACCTCAAGACCCTCCTATGTTAGATTTAAGCAGTAGGTTCTAAAATGGCTTTTTTTGATACTGGCGATGGAAGAAATTTATTTCTACCAGACGACATTACAGAAGAAGAAATACAAGAACGTATAAATGCTTATATTTCTAAATTTCCCCTTCCTACAGTTAAAGAAGAAACTGTAGCGACTACTCCTATTACAGATGAAATAGATAAACCTGTAGAAGATACTTTAATCGAATCAACAATACTTAATCCTTTAACAATTAATACTTTTGATGAAGAATTAGAATTAGAAATAAATAAAAATATAGAAAGTACAAAGGCAAATAGACAAAATGCGTTAGATATAGGTCAATCAAGTTTTGCTTATGATAAAAAATTAACAGAACTTGAAAAACGACTTAAACAAAATAGACTTAAAGGTAAAAGTACATACGCTGATATTGCCCCCAATTTAAGACCAGAAGAAAGTTACGATGAAGGTGATCCTGCATTGTTTTCAACAGATTTAAGTTTAAGTGAAAATTTAAGTGGAGATAGTCAAGTTGTTGGCGGTGCTATGTCTTCTCTTATTGCACAAATAGAAGTATTTAAAGGAACAGCTTCTGTTTCAAATATTGCTGAATTATCAAATATATTAGATTCTTTAAAAGTTAATTTAAAAGCGTATGAAGATAAAGGTTTAGATAATTTAAACCCTGAAGAAACAAAAGAATATCAAGAAATATACAATGAAGTTTATGGAGTAGGCGTTAAACCAGTATCTGAATATACTATAAGCGATTATTACGGACAAATGGGTTTTGGTGGAGACTCTCCTCTCGGACAAAGATACGCAGTTGATCAACAAAGAAAAAAAGAACAAGGTTTAGAAAGTTATATTAATGAACAAACACAAACACTTTCTTCTTTAACTAAAAAATCAAATGAAATAGAAGTAAGTGATGCTTTTAAATGGGTTATGGAAGAGGGTATGGGGGATGATCAAAATGACCCTAGAGCGTGGGATGCTTTTTATAATGATTTAAATCTTTCTCAAAAAGGCGATTTTTTAGGCGATGTGTTAGGGCGTTCCGCAGCAGCTACTTCAGCAATATTAGGTACAAGTTTTGGTTTAGCAGGTTTAACAAAATCATTAGGATGGCTTGGTAAATTTGCAACACAATTTTTAGGTGTTGGAGGTGTATCTGGAGAAATAGAATACAGT